TCTATCGACCCGTTGGATTTTGCCAGTGCGGAAGGCTACCCCGACCAGATCGTATCGTTGCTGGTCAGCTACCGTGAAATCTGGTTGTTTGGATCTAACTCGGTTGAGGTCTGGTACGACGCGGGGACGCCTGACTTCCCGATGGCGCGAATTCAAGGCGCGTTCATGGAAACGGGTTGCATTGCGGCCTACTCACCGGCCAAGCTGGACAACGCGGTGTTCTGGCTCGGCGCGGATGCCAGAGGTCAAGGAATGGTGTACCGAGCCAACGGTTACACACCGGCACGAGTGTCCACCCATGCGGTGGAGTTTGCCATCCAAAGCTACGGCAACATCACCGATGCCATTGGGTACACCTACCAGCAGGAAGGCCACAGCTTTTATGTGCTGATATTCCCCACTGCCGATGCGACGTGGGTGTATGACGTATCCACCGAGATGTGGCACGAGCGGGCGGGGTTTTCCAACGGGCAATACGTTCGCCACCGCAGCAACTGCCAGATGGCGTTCAACAATGAAGTCGTGGTTGGGGACTACCAATACGGTTATATTTACGCCTACGACATGGACGTTTATGCCGACAACGGCAGCATCCAGCGGTGGTTGCGGTCGTGGCGAGCGTTGCCGACAGGGCAGAATAACCTGAAGCGCACGGCCCAACACAGTTTGCAACTGGATTGCCAGACGGGTGTCGGGTTGAATACCGGTCAGGGCAGCGATCCCCAGGTCATGTTGCGTTGGTCCGATGACGGCGGCCACACTTGGTCAAACGAGCATTGGAAGTCGATGGGCGCAATTGGCGCGTCGGGCTACCGCACCTTCTGGCGGCGACTTGGAATGACCGAGAAGATCCGCGACCGAGTGTATGAGGTGTCCGGTACTGATCCCGTGAAGATTGCCATCATGGGGGCGGATCTCTTTATCACGCCCACCAATGCCTAATGGCTAACATCACCAACATCCCGGCGCCTCGGGTTGCATTAATTGACGAGCGCACCGGGTTGATGTCGAGGGAATGGTATCGGTTTTTCCAGAATCTGTTTATTCTGACGGGTAGCGGATCTAACCCAATTACGCTGGATGAGTTACAACTTGCCCCGCCCCCTGCGGATATCGCTACCCTTGGCGGTATTACCACCGTAACTGCCACCACGCCAATAGTGTCTAGTGGTGGAGCAGCACCTAACATCAGCATGACCAACCAAGGCACCACAACCACGCTGTTGCACGGCAACGCGGCGGGCAACCCCGCCTTTAGCGCGGTGAGTTTGGTCAATGATGTAACAGGCACTTTGCCGATTGCCAACGGCGGCACAAATAGCACCGCAACGCCGACAGCGGGGGCGGTGGTGTATGGAACAGGAACCGCGCTTGCGTACACGGCTGCGGGTACAACCGGACAAGTTTTAACCAGCGCAACGGCTGGAACGCCAACTTGGTCAACTCCAACGACAGGAACCGTCACCGCTGTTTCGGTTGCCACGGCTAACGGTCTAGCCGGCACCAGTTCAGGCGGCACAACACCCGCGCTGACATTATCCACGACCATCACCGGGGTGCTAAAGGGCAACGGGACTGCCATCAGCGCGGCTGCCTCCGGCACCGATTACGCGCCGGCGACTAGCGGCACCTCAATCCTGTACGGCAACGGTGCAGGTGGGTTCTCCAATGTCACCATCGGCACCGGCGTGTCCTTTGCTACCGGCACCCTGTCCGCAACTGGCTCGGGCGGCACGGTGACCAGTGTTTCCGGCACCGCAGGCCGGATTACCAGCACCGGCGGAGCTACACCTGTCATTGATCTGGCCTCGGGGGTTGCAACCCCGGGGACAACCGGTTCTGCATTGCTTATCCCCGTCGTCACCATTGACACCTACGGGCGGGTGACCGGCATCACAACGGCTGCCAACCCCCAGGGGACTGTCACCAGCGTAACGGGAACCTCGCCGGTGGTCAGCTCAGGCGGCGCAACGCCAGCAATCTCAATGCCTGCTGCCACAACGTCGGTCAACGGTTACCTGACCAGCACCGACTGGACGACCTTTAACGGCAAAGGCAGCGGCACGGTCACCAGTGTGGGCAGCACCGGGTCTGTCAACGGCATTACCCTGACCGGCACGGTCACAAGCTCGGGGAGTTTGACGCTGGGCGGCACCTTGAGCGGGGTCAGTCTAGTGACGCAGGTCACCGGCAACCTGCCAGTCACGAATCTGAATTCCGGCACCGGTGCCACCTCCTCGACCTACTGGCGGGGGGATGGGACTTGGGCGACGGTAGTGTCTGGAGCGTCGATCAGCAACGACACAACCACGGCAACCAACGTGTACCCCCTGTTTGCGGCGGCGACATCTGGCACCCCAACCACGATCTACACCGGCAACGCTAAACTGCTCTACAAGCCTTCGACGGGCGAATTGTCGTCCACCGTCCTGAACGCATCAAATGGACTTATTGTGAATAAACAAACCGTTGCAACAAGTTATACAATAGCCTCTGGAGACTGCGCCATGTCCGCAGGCCCGATAACCGTGTCGGGTGGGGTAACTGTAACGGTGTCCAGCGGTAGCCGATGGGTGATTCTATGACAGTGACCGTTAAGGTTCTGATACCCGCCAAGATTGCTGAAGACAGTCAAACTCAGCAGTACGCCGCATCCAATGTGACCACGATTATCGACAAGTTCACGGCCACCAACTACAGCGGCGGCGCGGCAACTTTAAGCATCAATTTGGTCACCTCGGGTGACACACCGGGCAACAGCAACCTGATTACCAAGGCCCGCTCGTTGGCCGCCTCCGAAGTGTATACTTTTCCCGAAATAGTGGGTCAGGTGCTTGATAACGGAGGTTTTATATCAACGATAGCCGGAACTGCGTCGGCCATCACTATTCGCGCTTCTGGCCGCGAAGTGTCTTAAAGGAACGATCATGGCTCTTCCTACAAACATTCCAAAAGGAATAAACGTCACGACCACGCCGGGGCGGTGGTATTGGTCGGACGAAGATGGCGTTTCCAACTATACGGGAGACGTCTATAGCTACACCGACCAAAGTGGGAATCCGGTCTTCTATACCCCGCCAACACTGTCTGGGGGTGATGAAAACGGGTACGGCGCTGGAGAAATACTAGTCCCAGCACGCTGGACACAGCAGGGCGCGGTGAACGGCTATGATTCCGAGACGGGGGGGTTAACTTACGCATACACGCCTTATTTAGATCCTGAGCAGCAAGCATTCCAAGATCAATGGGGTGGGGCAATGAACCCACAAGATGCTTCATTTTTCCCGCAGTTGCAAAACATTATCCAGCAGACAGTTGGAGGGCAGTACTCGCAAGACCAGATACTTGCTGCGATGATGGCATCAAACTGGTGGGGAAAGTTGGGCGGTGGGAGTAATGCTTACAACGCTGCAAAGGAGGTTGCTGATCGACTTGGGGCTAATACCAGTTGGTACAACCAAGGAACTTCTGATCAATACCGTCAGTATGCTGAATCAAAAAGCCCTGAAGGACGGGCTAGGGCGACGCCGCATGGAGGGTTATTTGGAGAAGGTGGCTTTTTAGGTCTTGGTGACAATGCATTGCCGGTGCAGATCGCTTTAGCTATGGCATCTATGGGAGCAAGTGAAGCAGCGGGTTCTGCAGCAGGATCGGCTGGAGCATCAAGCGCTGCCGGAACAATGGAACAGTTTATAGCTGAATCAACCGCGTCGGGGGCGTTGCCTGCGGGGACGACTGCAGCGCAAGTTGCGGCGGCCACTGGTACTGATGCCGCCACATACGCTGCAAATGCTGCGGCTCGGGCTAACTATTTGAGCCAAGCAACAGATGTAACCAATTCGGCAAATAATCTTACCGCGCAAATAGGTAGGGTAAATGGAAATTATCCCGGTAGCCCGGGGTATACGCCAAATACCGGCCCAACAAGTTTTGACTCAATGTTTCCTGATACTTCTGGCGCTGCGGGTGCTGGCATGGATACTAGCGGGTTTGGTGCGTATGACGCAGGTGCTTTTAACGCAGGCAGCGCTGCCGCAACCGGCGGTAGTTGGATGGACGCCCTGCTTGCAAGCGCGGGTAAGTTTGGCAGTACCTTAATGAGCGCGCCGGTGATAGGCGCAGGCATTAGCACCCTTGGCGCACTCTACGGTGCAAGCCAGATCGGGAAGTCAGCCACCAACGCGGCCAACACGCTGGGCGCGGCCAACACCAACGCGGCTAATCTGGCATCCAACGCCAGTCTGGCGGCGACCAACCTGCAACGCGAACAATTCCAACGCCAGCAAGAACTACAGCAACCGTTCTACAACGCGGGGGTCAATGCCCTGCCGGCCTACGCCTCGGGGGTAATGCCTGGCGGCGGTCTGGTCCGACCATTCTCAATGGCCGACTACCAAGCAGATCCCGGCTACGGATTTCGGTTTGACCAAGGCATGAAAGCCTTAAACTCCTCAATGGCCTCTAGGGGTCTGGGAGTGTCTGGTCCCGCCATCAAGGGGGCGATTAACTTTGGGCAGGGTGCTGCCTCGCAGGAATACCAGAACGCCTACAACCGCTACGTGAACGATCAGTCTACCCAACGCAACGCCTTGGCGGGGCTGACGGGTTACGGTCCGACCTCCGCGTCTAACATCGGCGCGGC